AAGGTTGCACATCGAAAGTCTTTGGAGGGACTGCTCGACGTATGGCCTCGCACGCATAACGTAGCGCGTCTATAAGGTGATTATCACGATCCGCAAGGATTGGCAAGATTTGTCCTGTCAAGGGGTCGGTTTTATAACTGTAGCACGTTAATTCGTCAATCGTATGCTGGCAGCGAGGGTGAACAACGATGTCGTATGACTTTAACCATTCGACGCCTTCCTCCACAGACTTAGGCCCTTTGATTGCTGGCATAATCTTTGGGAAGCCATGTTTACGCATATGGCTAATCGTTTCAGGTCTCGCGCTATCAGCAACGATGGGCCACTTCTCAGAGTCCGGAATGGTGAAGAACAGGTCTGGCGTGTCCATAATCTCACAGCCAACGCGATAAGCTTCATGATCGACATAGATTGTTCTGCCTACAACATGGCAGCGGATTAAGACTGTCGGGTCAGAAGCAAAGCCCCAGTCAGCGCCGAAGCGATGCGTTGTATCATCAGGTGTTTCGAAGTCCTCAATCTTCCAGTTGCGGAATACACGAGCCTCGCTGTTCGATGCGTAGCTTCCCAACCAAACGTGCTTGTATTTGTCAGGGTCGCGCTCTCTGTCGTATTCCATCTCCGCTTTGAGAACGTCAGGGAACCAAGGATTGTCTCGGTAGTTTACCTGTGCAACGACAGCATCAGGTGGCGGCGTCTCACCACGCAGCAGCATATCAATTGGGTCAGTGCTGTTCAGCGGGTTCCATGTGAACCATAGCTCACTGTCTGGCTTTCGGATTGTCGGACGCAATAGATCGAGCGAGCGTTGCGATAGCGTCTGCGATTCCTCAACCCAAGCGCAGTCATAACCTTCCAGCGACTTAATGGAATCGGCTGTGTGGTTCTGCATCCCCTGGAAGATGATTAGACCATCGCCATGCCGTGACTTAATTTGGCTTTCCTGAACCTCGAAATAATCCTCGACGCCAAGCTGCTCAATCTTTAGCTCCAGCAAACGCTTGACCGACTGCGATAGCGACTTCTGTATTTCACGAACGCAAACTGTTCTGCGCCGCTGATCCATCACATGAGCTTCGATAACCATTTCTGCAAAGGCATGGCTCTTGCCTGATCCGCGTCCACCATGCGCGCCCTTATAGCGGCTGGGCTTTAGGAATGGCTTGAACCAGCGCGGGGTTTTAATCTTCAGCGTTGTCATCAATCACTTCACGCTGGATGCGCTGGATCATGCTGCCAGTGATACTAAGCTTAGTCGGCTCGTTGAATCCATGCATTACGTTGAGCTCTTTTACGGCTGCTGTCATGCCTGTGGAGGTCTTTGCGTCCTGGGCGATTCGGTACGCTTGTATCAACCCTTTGACAGACATTTCACGCGTCCATAGTTGCTTTTCGACAACCTGAGCTTTCAATTCGTCGATTCTTGCCCTTATCTTGCCCTCGTTCATCATGCGAGAAGCTTTAGGATAAACTGTGTTATCTTTCATGCCTTCTGCGTCATACGCCATCCGATAAGCGTCTGCTTGGCCTAAGCCATCAGCTATAGCTTGAGCGAATGCTTCCTGCTTTGCTGTTAGTTTAGTTTGCGTCATCATTTACCACCTGAGTTTGGAGCGTGTGGGTCGGAGTCTCGCCGCCCAGATTAGAGGGGTGCTCTAATGCCTGATCTTTCACACGCTTAGGATATGGTTTTGACAGTGGTAAAATACGCTCTTTCATCTCTGCGTCAAGTGGCATGACATAGCGATACTTTCCTGGCATCGTTCTTTGTGGCGTATCTTTTGTCATGTCTTTGAATCCATTTCTCATATGCATCCATCTGCCACGAATAAAAAGTTCAGTTGTCGACCCGCTATTTCCGCAAAAAATCCAATTCCCCGCTTGATATATTCCGCCATGATGACCCTTGTCTGGATCAGCGAAAGAAACAACAAGTCGCAATTTAGGATTGCTTTTTTTCAGGAACTTCATTGCAATCGCAACAATTTTAGAAACTTCAGTTTTGTGCTTAGTTAAAGCCACTCGAACTAGCTCAACGCACTGATCTTGCGTTAAATTGAATCTAGTTCCTAAATGCGGTGACGCCCCACGGCTGAATAAAACAACACCTATAAACTTATTATCTTCCCATGCGCCAACTTTCACTAGCTTTCCAACAGGTAAGCACCCGCTGTAATGCCAATTTACGCAAGCATATTTTGCAGCATCATGCGTTGCCCAGTCAATTTTAAGCTGTGGTTTCACGGCTATCAAACTCATGTTGGCATTTAGGGCAAGTTACCATCTTAGGATCGAGTTGATCTAGCTTGCCTTGGTCATCTTCAGTCCCAGCTTCAAAATTAGGCTCATCTAGTATTTTCTGCAAAGTGCTATCGTCAAAGCCTAAAATTTCTAATTCGAAGCCCTCGATGTTCAGCGTCTCAATCTCTACCCTTAACATATCCATATCCCACCCTGCATTCAGAGCGAGTTGGTTGTCTGCAATCACAAGAGCGCGTTGCTGTGACTTACTGAGATGATTCAGGACAATCACTGGTACTTCTTCCATGCCTAGCTTTCTTGCTGCCAGCAATCGGCCATGTCCTGCAATGATGTCGTTTTTATCCGACACTAGAATAGGGTTTGTCCATCCAAACTCTCTAATGCTTGCCGCGATCTGCGCCACCTGTGCGTCGCTATGTGTGCGGCTATTCGCTGCATATGGAATCAGCTTGGCAATGCTGACCTTTTCGATCTTAACGTCCATCAGTACCCTCCGTTAATTGTGCGTTTGTCGGCGCTCTCACCGATCAAGGTAAATGATTTTGTTTTAACTTCCCTTGTTCCCCAAGAGTGCATCTTATCTCCGCACCTATGGCAATCAGGTGCATCGTCTATGCCTTCGCATTGAAAGCCGCAATAGCAAGCAAACTTTGTAACGACCTCAATCATTTTTATGCATCATCCGTCTTGAAGAAGTGACGAAGGCACTCAGCTTCCTTGTCAGACTGAAAGCTGGCGATTGCCCAATCCTTCATGCTTTCCGTGCTGTATGCTGTCTGCTCATATGCTTCCGTGATGTATATGTCGATCATGGGTAGAACGTATACCATCTCATTCTCAACTAGAATGTCCTTCAGCTTTCCACGAATATAAGTTGGTGGTCTGTTATTCTGTCGCGCTGTCATGACGGCAGTTGCTGCGGCTCCAAGCATCTCACAAATCTCAACGTCTGTTTCGTCTATTTTTGCTGCTTTTGCTGGCATCGATACAGCCAGCGCCATAAATGCAAGCATTGTTAGTTTCTTAATCATTGATCTCCGCCCTTCCCTTCAGATACCCGCGCCGCCAATCTATATCCATATCAATATATGAAGAATCAACTGGAGGCGTATTGTGCAAACCCGCTTGATAACCAGATTCAAAATAGGATTTACGCATATTTTCACCAGCAGCATTTAGATTATCACTGACCAATTCAATGGTTTCCATTGCAATCAGCTTTGACAGATAGTGCTGCGCCTTCTTTAGATCCTCAATGCCGTTCTTATCACGATAGCGGGATAAATACTTTATGCAATTGCCCTGCAAATATCCTGCGAAAGCTTCTGGCGACATCCAGGACTCCATTGCTTCCCATGGCTGAACGCTCTTGGATGCGTAATGGTCACCGCCTACTTGATGTGAATTAGGATTCTCCATCTTCGTCCTCCCCATCCAAATAGCAGAAAGGATCATAGCCCTTCAGCATTGCATCGACTGCAACCATAATAGGCCCACTGATACGAACCTTTCCAGATTCCATCTTGCGAACGCTTGTTGCGCCGTTGTCTGGCGATAGGCGGAGAGCGTCAGCCATTTCTGTTACGCTGTAGCCCATGCGGTGACGGGCAAGCTTTAGCTTTTCAGGTGTCATTATATTCGCCTTTAAGTTTCGACACACTCAAAGAATGGCATATGCTGCTGTGGTCTCGGTGCATAATCCGTCCAATCTCTGTCGTTGAATAGCCCCTGCGCCTTAGCATGACAACGCACTTGCGTCTCACTGCCACCAGTGCCTTCAATTTGCTTTTGCCTAAAACGTCTTCGGCTGTGTAATCATACGCATTAGCGATAGCTTCAATCTCCAGCATATTCGCCTGTCTTGGTGTCATGCCGCGACTGTCAACAAGAATTACTTCATCTTCTTCCATCATAGTTTCATCATCAAACATTATCTGCTTCCTTGATGAAAATCCCGTCAACCATCTTACCCTTGCGATCCCTAATTTGCTGCCACGCTGCATCGATGCAATCCTCAATCATCATTCCGTTCTGTGCTGCCATGATAGTCAGAACGACAACCATGTCTCCGATGGCATCCGCAAACTCTATGTCGTTTTTTTTAGCGATAGAATTAGCCAGCTCTCCAGCTTCCTCAATAAGCTTTACGAATTGGCTTTTCATATCGCTGCCTTCGATCAAGTTGCGATCTGTTGCCCATTGGCGAATTAAATCTGCGTAAATCATTATATTTTAATCCTCAAAGTTTATTGTTGAGCCACCCCATTGGTCAGCCATTGCCTTTGCAATGCCTTTGTATGTCGTGCTGCGAATCTTCCAGCGATCTGGTGAAGGCGGTAGTCTGTGCATACGTTGCTCACGGCCATCAACAATGTCTGTAGCTTCCAGCTTGGGTAAGTTCTTTAACCATAAGCACGTTGCCTTTGTCTCTCCATGCCCAAACTGCCAAGGCTGAATGATTTGGTCAGGCTTGCGAATTTTGCTGCTTATGACGCTAATTGGATTTTCTATGGCAATCCGTTCAATTGGCGCGTCCATTAGCAACTGCACAAAATCAAGCGCACGTTGCTGGCGACCATCTGCAATTTTAGCTGCAAAGTGTCGCGCACCACTGACTGATAAATCAGTGCAAGGCGGATGGGCAATCATTAAATCCCAGCCATCTTCGATCACCTCTAACACATCACCTATCAAGTGCCATTCAGGATTACCGTCAGTCGGCAGTAAGTCACACGACCAAGCGTCATGGCCCAGAGCGCGAAAAGCGTCCCTGACTGTTGCGCTATATTCACAAGCGACCAATACTTTAAGGCTTGTCAATGTCATGCCTCCACCATATCGTTCAGCCACACCAGCTCTTCCAATGTCTCAAGTGGCTGTTCGTCGAAGTGAACAATCTCCTGGCGCAGTTCAATGTGCTGATGCTCATGTATGTCAGGGCCATTGCCACGGAAGTTTTTGCCGAAGCGTGACTGCGCCCATTCTCGTTGCTGGCGGTCGCGTTCTGCGTTGAAGGCTTTAAGCGCGTCAATAGCGACTTGTGCTAAGTCTGTGAGGTTCTGGCTCATGCGTCGTCTCCAACAAAATCTGCACTCAAGAGTGCGGTAGTAACGATTGCCGCAGCGCAATCCTCTGCGCTGGCAAACTGATCCATGTAGACGAAGCCCATAGCGTCAATGCAAGCATCAAACAGGCGATTGCTGTTCTTGATGTATTGGTGCGGATCTTCGCACGTTTCAAACGGGCCAGCGCAAAGCTGCTTAGATAGCAGTCCGTCGATGCGTTCGAATTGATATAGGGTGATGCTCATTGTCAGTCTCCTGTATGGCGAGGCTTGGCCTCTAGTTGTTGGGAGCCGAAGCCCCCGTTGCGCTGGCATTAGCGACCAACAGCTTCCGAAAATGTAAAAGTGCTGCGGTCGCCAAAATGCTGAGTTGCAAAGATTTGAAGCTTCTTGCCGCAATCAGAATAAGATGTTCCAACCCACCGCGAATTGCAAGCAGTAGGCAACTTGCGAAGGTTAAATGCGTCGATAGCATCAGAAGCCTTGTCGAAGGTGTAGGTGAAAGTTTCAAACTTAGTCATAATCAGTCTCCTTGTTGGCGGGATAATTCCCTTGCTGATGCCCCCTTATAAAAAGAGCTGTTTATTCTGTAAAGCGCTTTTTTCAATCAATCACGCTTTTTGTCGTTTTGCGTGCGCGATGGCTTCAATCGCCCAGGCTTCGGGTGCGCCTTTGTATCGTCCCTTAGCCCAGTTCTTACGTATATCATCCAATGATATGCTTCCGAGGTCATATTTAGCTAGATCGCACATCAAGTTGGTCGCGGCGCTCACCTGACTGTAAATTCCCCGTCAACCCTTCGAAGGTATCCGCGTTCTTCAGCAATACGCAACCAACGCTCTGGCTTTACACTTAGCTCAACAGGCTCACCACAGCGAAGCGACATAATAAATTCTTCGAACCTTGCCTCTGTGTTATTCAAACAGATGCGAAGCGCCTTGTCCTTTTTCGTCGTTCGTGGCGTGTAGCCTTCCAGTATCTCTAAGCACTGGCGAGGCGTTGGGAACCAATCCAGCTCCTTGCAAACGCGTTCAGTCATGTAGCTTAGGGCTTCCTTCGTATACCCTCCAAGAATCCGAGCATAGACTGCTGTCCGCATCTGTCCTCTTTGCTCGTCGGTGTTCTTGCTTGGCAGGGTTGCCTCAATGAATTGCAATTGCTTGGCAAGCTCGTGTGTTTCGACTGGCACGTTCTCAATCGGCATCGCTAGGGCAAGCGACCTTAGCTCATCGCACTCTGATACTG